TATTGAATCAGGCCAATAACGTGACCGGATATGCTAAAATATCACAAGGAGGAATAAGCCAAACTTTAGTAGATAGAAGGATTATTGCCAAATACGCTATTGATGCACTTTCTTCGGCTGTAATCTTCGTACACAATCACCCATCCGGAAACATAAAACCAAGCCAAGAGGATATAAAGCTTTCTGGTGAAATAAAAAAAGGACTTGCCCTTTTCGGTATAAAATTACTCGATAGCA